AAAGGGTATATGCGTTTAATACATCTTCGGGGGTACGTTTACTGCCATGGATAATCCCACGAGCGCTGTATACCATCAAGCGCAGTACATCAATAATTGGACCCCTAGGAATGTCGATCAAGTTAGCGTAATCTTTGCCAAGCAGTTGTAGCACGGTGACGATACAGGCATTACCCGCAGTCCAGTAACGCTCATCAGCGTTGGCTTCAAACTCAATCTTCAGGCGTTCTTGGTTTTCTTTGACTAGTTTCTTAGCTACGTCGTGATTCTTTACCAACCAACGAATCAACTCCTGACCAACGACACCATAGTTTTCTTTTAGTAAACCTAGCATGGACTCTTCTTCGGGAGACCACTTTAGCTTCTTGCTCAGTTGCAACTCAAGCAAACGGAACATTTCACCCTGAGACGCATGCTTACGAGCGCCTGATAAGAAGTCCATGACGTGCGTATTGGACGAGAGAAGAACTAGTAGCTTCCATGTCGAGGTATTGATGCGCTCCTCGTTGGTGCCCTGCTTCATCCTGTCTTTGCCCTTACCCTGTGTTAAATCAAGCAGGAACTCAGGCAACCACTCGAAATCCTCACGGCTCTTGCTAGTGGTCTCGTCAATAATAAACGGCAGGCTGTTAAGCAAACCCTGTCTTTGTTGCGATGCAACGATAGAAGTACTCTGTGTTACACGATAGCCTTCGGGGTGTCCAAAGAAACTAGCCGCCAACTCAAGCGACAACGACTTACCTGTACCTGATTCAGACGAGCCTAAATGATATACACAGCCGTTGAACTTGGTAAAGTTCATGAGCAACGATGCCGGTCCAACCAAAGCCATTGCCAACACCTGCCACTCTTGGCGAGCAATTAACATATTGAAGACCTTGCGCCAGTTGTCTATCGTGCCTATCGGTTTAGTCGAATAGTTAATATTATCAAGCGCAGGGGTGGGTACATACACTTCTCTGCTATCAGGGTAGAACACATGGCTGTTATATACAAACGACTTGTCATCCTGCCAACCACAGTTATTTGGTACTTTAATAGCACGTTTATTAGCACTAACAAACTCTACGCAACCACGTACATACTCAAACAACCACTTATCGTTGCCTGAACCATATGCTGCAATGATGTTTTGATTAGCCAAAGCTTTAACTGTCTCGTCTTTACTGACAATGGATTTCTGTGGAATTAGTACATCAACTGCGCCTTCGGGTCTAAATGCCATCAAATGCACTAAGTGATCGCCGTTGCTATTGAGAATATCTACCGCAAACAAGTCGTAGGACAACAACATGATCTGCTTACGGGTTTTCTTACCGTCCTCGTCATCTAATAGCTTATCCATAAAGACACCACCATTAGCCCCATAGCTATACCCCTTGGGGGGAGTTGGGCGAGTTACAGTCTTTACCTCGGTTTCAGGCGTAGCTTGCGCTTTCTCCACAACAACTTCCTTAGCTTCGTTGTTGACCTTGATCTCCCTACCTAGGGCTAGTGGGTTGGTTATCTTAGATCGGTGTGGGCATTTTTCGCACACACCTGGATTTATCTCGCTTAGTTTGATACAGGCATAAGGACCTTTGATAGCACGCCACTTGCTGTTGTGCCGGTCTGTATCGTAGGGGTGCATAGCAGATAGCGCTAGCCCCTCTTCAATCCCATCATCACATTGTTTAGCTATGCTAAGGATGCCCCGCCACAAGGGCTCCATGCCATCCTTGGTAGCGTTCTCCCGATAGTAATTAATCTGCCCACATTTATCGCCAATAGTTTTAAAGTATGTAACGCTGTTTTCTATTAGCTTAACGCTATTGGCTGTTGGGGTGGCTTTAGGGCGTTTTCCGGGGATTTCTAATGGCGGTACTGCTTCGTATGCCTGTTCACCAATCGCTTCTTTAAGGTGACTTGCTAGGGCTTCAAAGTCAAAAATATCACCCTCTGCCTTGATTACTACCTTGCGTGGCTTCTCTTGTTTATAGTTGTGCGTGTCGGGCACTCGTAGCACCCTAGCCGCATCGCCTGTTACTGAGTAGTCAATATTGAAGTTGTACTTCTTACACAAGCGTTTGAGGTTCTCAGCAACAGGTTTCCAAGTAGGTATGTCTACCTCTTCCGTAAATGGGAAGTACACATGTAGACCACCACCGCTTGTTAATACCCAAGGCGAGCCTAAGTCTGCCAAGCCAGTCTCGGTTAAAAACTTAGCAAGCGCATTGACTGCATCTACCTTCTTCTCGTAGTCCTTGCCTGCCCCACAATCAATATCTAAGAACAGCGATCTAATTTTTACTGCGTGTTCAGCCTTGCGTTCGTTAGCCCCAAACGTAGACAATGCAAAGAAAGCGTTGTAGCCCTTCACATCAAACGCCATAGCGGCGTCGTACAACTCGTTTATGGAGTCAACGAATACATGCTCTCTTTTTGCTGTGCTTATCTCAACGGTGCAGTATTTACCCGAAGTCGGTAGCACAGTCGCTAGGAATTCCTGCGACGTCATGTGAAACCTTTCGAGTTAATAAATGCCGTTGTTTATCTTATTTTCTAAACGCTTGATTAGTTCAAGTTGCCACGTCTTTGGTAGTTCTTCTTTATGTGCAAGGCGACTAGCATATTCAACTAACTCACGGTCTGTGTAAGCGGTTGGTGTTACTGGGTATTCGTTTAAGCTCTGTTGCATTTTCTCATCGCCTCTTCTGCCGTATTGCTAGATTGTAAAATGTTCAACAAGGACTGAACCCGCATGCGGTAAGCAGGCGTTACATCCGTTCCGCTAAACCAGTTGTACACAGTTTGTCTTGTTGCGCCTGTAAATTTTGCTACATGTATTACGGGGAAATCTAAATGCACCGCCCAACGACCAAGCTGATTGCCAAGCGTCTTCGGTGCCACTTTTATGCTTTGTTTTATTGTGTCTGAATAAGCCATGATCTTCTCGTTTGATGGGGGGCTAAGCCCCCCTTATATTTACTCGTCATCCCACTCATCAACAGTTGAGGCTAAGTTACTAGCTTTCTTCTGTGGAACTGCGCTTGCTTTTACAGCAGGCTTGCGTTTCTCAGGCTCATCTACCCCATCATCGGTATCAGATTCAACCGGCGCAGGCTTGGCTTTAGGGATTGGTTTTGCACCCTCAAGCTGTAGTGGCTTGTCTGTTGCTTTTGCCACCGTCATGGTGATGGCTTGCTTAGCGCTTGCAGACTGACTTTTCTCGGCAACAATCTCAAACTCATCATCCTCTAACCAACGTACTGGTTGGAAGAACAACTTGGGTACTGCGGCTTTGGTATCAAAACGCAGGCGGGTTACAAGAGTCTCAGGACTAACGCTTTGTGCCGCAAGGTATCTTGCATAGGCTTGCAACGGACGCTTATCACCTTCTTCTTTGCCGAAGATTGACGTAGCGGCTAAGGTTAACTGCATTACATCACCGCTAATATCGTTAGCTAGAACTACGGCAAGGCGTTGTGAGAAACGACACGCCTTAGACTCGCCCTGACCTGAGCCCTTAACATTCATTGGACATGAAGCGCAGTCATTCCCCTGTGGGTTCTCCGCCGTTGGGTCAGGCTTCTCACCATCAGCAGACCAACAATCAGGCGCTTTGGATACGCCTTCTTCGTACGTACCTTCGTAATAGGTACGGCTGATTTTAGATGCCGCATTAACAATAACTACATCGAGATGACGATCGTCAATCGAGGTAATCTCTTTACCATCTGCCATCAAACGGAATACACCGCCCTTGATAGAAATGCGTTTACCCCCACCGCCAATACCACCACCTGCGAGGCTTTTAGCGAGGGTTGATAATTCGCCTTTGCGAGCAAAAGCGGGTGGTTGTGCAGAATTAAATTTGGCAATTTCGCCCATGGTACTTCCCTTCATTTAGTTGGTTTACGAACAGTTACTGCATACTCAGACATCGAGTTAAGCCCAGCAGGTACAACACCGGGGTTTTCTTCTAAAAACATAGACATGTTCTTCTGCGCTATGCGCTTCTCAAACAAATCTAATGCGTCGTGCTGTACAACAAACTGCTTGAACGAATCCCAGTCGTCTGTGTAGTAGCGCGTCTTCTGTGACAAGATGATAGTGCCTTCATCTGTGCGCACTGAGCTACTGCCCAATGCCAACATCTGATCTTTCATGGCGTTCTTAATCTCATCTTGTTTTGCTTTGAGTTCTTCGATCTGACTTTCATATTCTTTTGTCAGTTCTTGAACCTTTGTATACATCTTGCGATATACACGTGCTAGTTTATCTAGCGGTATTACTTCTTCGTTTGGCATTTATATGCTCCTTTGTAAAATATTTTACAACTAAAAAGACGGGTGTTCAACCCGATATAGGGTTTTTCCTAGGAACCTAGTTCCTCCCTATACAGGCTTAGCAAGAGATCATGCCCTTCAACACGTTTCTCTAGGCGATCAAACATCCGCTTTTCTATTTCACTACCTTGCAAGTGTATCACCGTTACATTCGTAGAAGTCTGCCCAATACGATCGGCACGTGCAATACATTGCAAGTATGTTTCCACAGACATAACCGGTCCATAGAATACAACAGTATCAGCCGCAGTTAATGTTACACCATGTGATGCGGCTTGTGGCTGAATTACTAAAACTCTTGGTGCATCAGTTGTTTGAAAGCGTTTGAATATGTCAGTACGTTTATTAACACTTACATCACCATGTATCACTTCTGATGCAATGTTGTGCTTTTGCAAGTGTATGTTAATTGTTTCAATGCTGTGCCTAAATGGTGCAAAGATAATAACCTTACGGCTTGTTTCTTCTAACACCTCAAGCAACACACTCAAGCGTGGTGAGCAATCAAACTCCACAACTTCTTTGTCGTCTGTATATGCGGCACCTGCACTTATCTGCAACAACTTGCTAACACCTGCGGCGGCATTTACTGCGGTAATTGTTTCTCCTGCCGTTTGCACTAGCATGCGATCCTTAAGCATGCGGTAGTACTTAACTTGCTGTGCGGTAAGGGGTACGTCACGTGTTTCAGTAAGCACAGGCGGTAGGTCGGTACACTCTTCTTTTGTATAACGTATTGCAGGCTGTAATGAGTTGTACACATCCTGTTGCGCAGAGGGCTTTGGTATCCACTTAAACTTGCTAACCTTTTGCATGACCTTGTCCTGCCACGCTGTAAGAAACTTGGGTACGCCGTTAGGGTTCACTAACTTAGCTAAGCCGTAGGCATCCACAGGTGACTGCGATGCCGGTGTACCCGTCATCATCCAAAGCATGGTGTCAGGCTTAAGTATTTTGTTAAGTGCTTTCCATCGTTTAGTCGTTGGGTTCTTGTATGCGTTTGCTTCATCAACAATCACAAGATCAAAGCGCCCATCGTTGACAATCTCATCGACAATTAAATTTAAGCCGTCGTAGTTAACAATGACAAACTCGTAGTCACCCTGCACCATCTCAATACGTCGTGATGCCTGTGTGTGATGTGCCGCTACTACCGAGCGATGAATAATACTTTTGCCAATACTACTTATCCATGCGTCGTGCATGATGGACAGCGGACATAGAACTAAGCATCTGCGTACTTGTTTTAACTTCATCAAGTAATCAGCCGCCCATAGTGCAGAGAATGTTTTACCTGTGCCGGGGTCATTAAACACAAACGCTCTGCGATTCATTGTGAGAAACGATGACGTCTCGATCTGATGTGCAAATGGTTTGTGCTTGCCGGGCCAATTGTATTTAGCGGTAATAGGTGATGGTGGGTTCTTAACACCTAGGTTGCGAAGCACCCGCACTTCATCTAACCCCCAATACACAGCCACTTCAAACACGCCGTTGCTCTCACTAACAACTTTGCTTCTTGGTATCACGCTGTACTTGTCGGGACTGCGAGTCTTAAATAACAACGCCTTGTTTTCTATTATCTGCATTATTCAATAATCCTATATACCTTCATGTATGGGTCAGTTAGCGCATGCTTTTCTATTTTTTTAACGTTATCTAACCGCACAAACGCAATACGCCAAAAGTCATCGGCATCAAGTAACTGGTCTTCAGTAATCCATGTGTCTTGCCAACGTATTATCCACATGTCTATAAGCGTTGATATAGATACGTTAAACGCTTCGTGATCTAAATCTTTGTTAGTTACTTTAATTGTTCCGTCTCTTGGCATTGATGCGCCTGTGTTTATGTGTGTCGCTTGTAAAACTTCTTTACCTTGTTCACGCAATAAAGCATTAGCATAGGCATCGTCTGTTATTCCCATGACTACTCACTTTCTGCAAACTGATCGCTCTTAATGTTTATAAGGCGTTCTACAAGTCCTTCTACTTTTGTAAACTTTTTCATGTGTAGCGTATCGGATGTATAGCATCTGCCGTCTTTGGGTCTGTACAACGAACCAGTAACAGCGTCCATCAACAAGGGTTTCTTGTGCTCATCTGTAAGAATGTGTACTGCGACAAGAATTCTTTCTGTACCACTAATGTCACCAAGATATAAATCTTTACCTTCTGTCCATTTTCTTTTTGGCGCTTTTTTATTACCGCTTGTTGGGAAACAACTATTTGATTGCGCACAATAATAGTTTATTGACTTGCGTATGCCGTATGTGTTTTCAAATTTCATTTTATTGACCCATCTGCCTTTCGTTTGTATGATCTATTTTTACTTGCGGGTACTGCTTTTAAGTTACTACGTACTGTTGTGCCACCTTTGCTCAAGGGTGTCTTGTGATCTACATCCATACCATCACCCTTGTGTACTACACCTTCACGCATAAGCATGCGTCGTGCTTTGTTACGTTGGGCACGCTTCTTCTTAACCATCTCTGTGCCGTCGTATGTTGCGTATTCTTTTGCGTAATTGCGCTTTGTTGCCATGACTCTCTCCTAATGTTTGGGGTTAAACTCACAACTCTTAACAGGACACCATCCGCATAGCGGTGTGCTTGTGGGATTCCACACGTCATTGTCGTATGAAGCGGATAACTTGGCTACCCTCTCCCGATACCGCCACCAATGGAAGTCCTTCTCCTCTACGGTCATCGTTTGAGTAATCATCGAGTTCTTTACAACAAACAATAGTGCAGAGCTAACCTGACGAATATGGGGGAAGTGGGCAAAGACCATCAAGGACATGAGCGTCAGTTGGTCTCGGTCGGGGTACTTGTCGTTGCCTGTCTTGTAGTCCACAACCCTTGCTTTGAGCCCATCGTCATCAATGATCAAGAGATCAGCTATGCCACGCACCCACACATCTGCATCACTAAAAGCACAGGGGGTAAGGTCTTCTTTCAAACCCATCTCGTACTCAGTAAGTTTGCGCCCTGTTTTTTTGAGTAGTGCGTCCAGCGTGGGCTTCACAAACTCATGCTCAGGGGGTAGGGGTGTACCGTCTTTGATATACAGTTCAGCAGACTCATGTACTTGTTTGCCATAGATGGTGTGTACTGTGTCTGTGAATGGGTAGTTCTTGAGTACCTTAATCTCATGGTAACGTCTTGCACAGCCCTCGAAATCTTTGAGCCCTGAGTGACTCCATTTAATTTTCATCAGAATCTCGCAGTCCTGATAGCTTGGTCAAGCCGTTGGGAAAAGGCAGTCACAAATTTCTCGTTGTAGCTCAAGCTATTCTTCATGTCGTGCAGTATGGCGTGGGTAAGCTCATGCCAAAAGGTTTCGCT